GACCAAGAATGTCGGCAAGGTAGCGATCAGAAGGCAGCATCATTTGAATTTCCTAAATTCCAGTTTTTTACAGCGATCTAAAGGTAGCCACTGGACGCCGCGTCGATGATGGACATAAAGTAAGCCGCCGTCAACAACAATGGCAATTCCAATAGTTTCATCAGTGGAGAACAAGGTTACCGCACAATCCTCTGGAGCATCTAAAGGTATTGTAAGCTGCCTGTAAAGCTGCGCTAATAGTCTATGCCTGCCATTCTCGGCTAGGTCAAGCCAGGCATGGTCAAACGTTGGGTGCGGCGCGTCAAAATCTTCAAGAACATTCCAAACCATTAGCAAGCAATCTGCTCCAATTCCATCGCGTGGGTTAGCGCGAAACTTATGTGGTAGACCGATCCAATCTCTCCACATCAGCTAAGCACCAATGCGCCAGAAGTCGGCAATGCCCCAACCAAGTTAGTGCTTAGCGTACGCCTTGGAACTTGTGCTTTGACAGCATCAAGAGGTGATGTAAGCCTTAGAACCACTCTTGTAGTGTTAAGCTCGTAAGAAGCTACCCTCCAATTTTCTGTTGTAATCAAGGCTTCATCAGCAAAAGTTAAAGGATCTAAGCTTACGGTCTTGATTTCAAGCATATAGCGGTTACGCACCGCTTCAGCAAACAAATTCACAGATAGCGCATCTGTACCAGCGACCAATGAACCGCTAGATCGTTCTCCTCCACGAGCGCCGCCACCGCCCAAAACTGCAAACGGAGCAAAGCTGTAGGTCACTCCTTGGTAGGTTCTACTCTCATTAATGCTGAAATTTTGATAAGGCGTGCCGGTGAAACTGCCTGCTTGCGTTTTAAACCGCACGTAATTTACAAAAGCGTATGCGCTCATAGTCCAATCCTCTTCCTAGCTTTTACGCTATTTTGCAGTGCTTGTAGTGTAAGCGCTCTGCCGCGTTCTGCGGCTTGGGACATTCCCTTGCGGTATTGATCAGCTGTCACGTACTCGACATTGTTGATGACCTGAGATTCAAACCGGACATCAAGCGGTCTAGGATTGCTAATTGCTTGCGCAGTTTCACGCTCGGCAGATGCTACCGATAGCTGCTCCGCAGAACGAGTAAATGGCACCATCACCTCACGAGTTTCGCGGAACCTGCTGGAAGATGGGCGCTCCATTGAGGAAACACCCGCTTTAGCCATTTGTTCTTGCAGATCTTCATTTGAGACAATTGTGCCTTGCTGGAATGGAACGAAGAGCTCTGGCCCTTGCTCACCGACAATACTGGGCCGGTTTACAGGTGGACGCCCACCGTCGGCAAACCCCTTTAAACGTAAGCCGCCCCTACTAGCAATGTCACTAAAAATGTCACCACTACCGCCTTTAAGCTTTAATCCTCCGCTAAGTAGGCTCGATCCAGGGTTAAACAAATTAAGAACAGCCAAGAAAGCCTTCTGCGCTAAGACTTGGGTTGCTAAGTTAACAAACGCTTGACCGATGTTTTGAAATAGGTTTGAGAAAGCTTCTTCGACCGATCCAGTGCCAGTAATAATTGCTTGAATTGAAGAAGAAAGGGCTGTTGAAACTTCATTTATGATAAAGCCATATTTTTCAAGTATTTGATTTTGCTTAAGCTGCTGTTGTTCTACTGCTTGACGCTTAGCTAGCAAATTCTCAAGCTGAGTTTTCTGTGCATCAAAATTGCGTAAATCTTCTTGGGCTCCTATTTTAGAAGCTTCATCTGCATCTTTTACCGCTTGTGTAAGAGCTAGCCTTTGGTCCGTTAATCTTCTAGTTAATTCAAGCCTTTCTCTTTCTTGATCTAGGTTTAACAGTGATGTCTGCTGCTGTTGCCCGCCAAATGGATCCGAAACAGCTACTTGAGCTTGCCTTAAACCGAATTGAGCATCTTCTACATTTCTATCAAAAGATGTCTTAAGATCAAAAGACGCACGCTCGCGTGCCACTTGAAGCCTTTTCAGTTCTTGCTCTGCAAGCGCTTTTTGTGCCTCTTGCTGTTTGCCTAGTGCATCTAGCGTATTAAAATACTCTCTGTTTATTTCTTCAATTACACGTTTTGAGGCGCTAGGGACGTTGTCAACCCTTTGTTGGAAAGTTTGTCTCAGTATTTTCTGCTCGTTTTCTGAAATTCTCTCAAAATCGGCAAGTTGCTCTTTTAAAGCTGCTTCCCTTCCTTTAAGGGCTTCTGTAAGTTTTAGTTGAGCTTTAGCAGGAAGATCAACAGATTTATCAGCAGAAAGTTGAGCGGCTTTAAATGCATCTTCTTCTTGTTTTCTTACACGTTCGGCCCTTTTAGCTGCGGCTTCCCCTTCTCGCGCTGCCCGTCTAGCTGCGCGTTCTTTTCGCTCTTGATCATCTTGGTCAGCTTTAGACCTTTTATTGTTGAGTGCGAGAATACCTTGATCTAAAATAAGTTCATTAGCTTTAAATAAATTAAGAGATTCTTGAAAAGTAAGTCTTTCTGCTAAAAGATCTCTCAAAACTTTTTGATTTTCTATCTTAAATTTTTCCGTTAATGCTTGTTTTTCTAATGAAAGAACTTGATCATTAAGTATATCACCGTTTAATTCTTCAATTTTAAGTTTTCTTTCTGCGTTTGCAAGCACCTGAAGCGTTGGACTAACTGCGTTTAATTTTGCTTCTGTTTCTTTTTGTGCTTCTTGTGTAATTTCTTTTTGTAACTCAATAATTTGTCGAAGGATTTGTTCAGATTCTGCAAATGTTGAAGCATTGGCTAATTGTGTACGGAGTAACGCCTGTTTAGGGTCATCCGAGGCAAGTCCCTGCCTTTGAAAATTAAAATCGCTAACTGCATCAGAAATTCCTCTAGTGGGTCTATTTAATAATTTGGCAGCTTCCGCAAGCACTCCTGTAACAAAAACGCTTATTCCATTGCCTAAATCTTTTGTTGCTTCGCCAAACTCTCTAAGAGCCTGAACGCCTTCATCACCTACTACCAAAGCTAGTTGTTTGGTTGCCTCTTCTAAAGCAACTTGTTTTCCCGCAACCTCTTCAAGTCTCCTGATATAATTTGCTGTTGCAGTATTTGCAAGTCCTAAAGAGTTAATAACCGTGTCTACATCTCCATTTACTAGATCTAAAGCTTGTCCAAGTTCTGAAGATTTAGCTATAAAAGTATCAATAGCCTGACCAACAGCAGTTCCAACCAAAGAAAGGCCGAAACCAAACTGGCCCCCGGCTAGTCCGCCTAATCCGCCGCCTACAGCACCACCCAGTGAAGCACCGGCTCCTTGACCAAATAACAATGGGAACGCGCCACCGATTAATGCGTTGCTTGCGGCATCACGGGTACGTCTTTGTCTTTCCCTACCCGCTGCAACAGTACCTTTTCTTGCTCTATTTCTTATTTGCCTTCTTGTTCTTTCTTCTTCTTTTAAAACTTTTAAGCCTTCTTTTCTTTCTTGGTTTAATTTTTCTTGCTCTCTTCTAGAGTCAGCTATAGATTGTTTTACTTTATTTTGCTCCCTGTTTGCATCTGCAATAGCTACTTTTGATTTAGTTTCAAGATCTTGCAACGCACCACGCAATCCAAATCTTTGACGAATTAAGCCATTTTTTCTTTCTTCGTCAGTAATGCCTCTTTTAGTTACTGCCGCCAATTTTTCATTAGATCCAGATAGATCCTTTACAATCTGTTTTGTTCGTTCTAATATCTCTAGACGCTTTTTGGTAAGTTCAAGGGCTTTTTGTTCTGCTCTATTTAAAGGAACTGCAACTGGAAATCCTGAGGCGCCAGGGCCTCTGCCAGATGGGCCTAATTGCACAGGCCCTGAACTTCCTTGAAGGAACGCTGAGCGCTCTCGCGCAATACGCGCAGACCGTCCTCTTGATATAGTTTCTTTTACGAAAAGAGGTCGCTCTTGTTTTCTTAAAGAGACACGAGCAGCGTCTCTACGAAGATCTTTGGCAACTTCAGTAGCTTCTTTGAAAAAATCTTGCCAAGCTTTTTTAGTGTTTAGCCTACTTACAGAAATAGCTTTTGCTGTTTCGTTTAGTTGCTTAAATGTTTCTTGCCAAGAGGTCTGGGTGTTTAATCTGCTTACAGAAATAGCTTTTGCTGTTTCGTTTAATTGCTTAAAGGTTTCTTGCCAAGAAGTTTGTGTGTTTAGCCTGTTTACGGCAATAGCTTTCGCTGTTTCGTTTAGTTGATTGAAAGTTGTATTCCAAGAGGCTTGCGTGTTTAGCCTGCTAACACTAATAGCTTTTGCTGTTTCGTTTAGCTCATCGAATGTTCTTTTCCAAGAAGTTCTTGTATTTGTGTTTGATACACTGATGACCTTTGCGGTTTCGTTTAGATCCGCAAAAAGATTTTTAAAATTTTGTTGGTCGTTCTGCTGCTTTATAAACGCAGGGGGAAGTGCTGGCCCAAATTGAGCACGGCTAAACCCTGTTGGACCGGGCTGAGTTTTTCTTTTAGCGGCTTCCTGGAGCGCTATCTCTTGTTGAATTAAATTGTTCTGTCTAGCGCGAGCAGCATTAGCCTCCCCAAGCGCTTGAACATACTTCCTAATTGCTGTAGCCTCGTCTTTTTGACCAAGTTCAACTTGCTCAAGGGCTTTTGCAGTAGTTCTAAGTGTTTGGTTGTAGTTTTTTAAACTTTGTATAGGGGAATTAAATACATCAGCTAAAGAATCTAGTTTGTCTATTCTATTGGCCAGTAAATCTACTGTATTACGAAGTTCGCGTAACTTTTCTGTACCCTTTACGCCAATTTCAATCTCAGCTCTGTAGGTCACGTTCCAAAGCTGCTACGTCATTACCAATTCTACGCACAAAAAAGACGCCGGGCTAAAAACGGCGTCTTGACTTTTTCATCGCGTTTTCCTGTTCTTCGTTAAGAATCTGGAAATATGCGCTCCAAGCAATTAGCTCTTCTGGGGTCATTGTGTTGCGGACTTGGGACAGGCTCATACCTAGTTCCTTGGCAACGCCAAACTGAAGCATAAGCCAGTTGTCTTTGCGAAGGTCCGCTACTAGGATTTTGGGTCCATTGCCTCTTCTTCGCCGTCATCCAAAATCGCCAGCATAAGTGACTGGAGATCCTTGTCCTTGACCTCGTTTTTAAGGATGTCGATTTCGCCCAAAGAAAACAGCTTATTGCCGTTTTCGTCCTTGCCTTTGCTAATAAGCAGTTGAAGCGCAAAAGCAGTAGCGTCGTCTGACTTTGCTTGTTTTTGAGCACGTTCCCGCTCAGCCATAGTGAGCGGGGTGACGTACATCTCAAACACGCTGCCGTCAGATAGCTGGACTTCGCGCTTTGATGGTTCTAAGTTGGCCGCTTTACGAAGGCGGTCAATTGCGCGGGTAGAAACCGGCATCAGAAATTGATGTGAGTGTGTTTCTACTGTAGCCATTTATCAACTAGAAGTTGATAAATCAAATGTAGGTGCCCCGGAAGGACGGAAAGTAATGCTTACATTCTGAGCGTCGTCAGGGTTTACATTGAAACTGGCGCTGATAATTACAGCCTCAAACTCAATAGAACGGCTAAGGCTGTCGTTTAGCGTACCGCCGCTAAAAACTTGGTCGGTATAAAGTTTGAAGGACGCTCCAAGCTGTTGGCGCTGGATAATGTCCTCGATTAAACGGCTTGCAATTGTCGAGTCCTCGTCGGTGGTGTAGACCGTTGCGCTTCCAGTGCCGTCTGCAAAGCTGTTGATGTACTTACGGAAAGGAGCCAGCGAACCTGGAGTTTGGCCAATGGTGGTTACGTCAATTTCATTTCTGGTAATTTCAAAGCTCCAGTCCCGAACCTGACTTACAGATTCAAACACGGCGTACTTGACCATAAACTCGTTGGGCGATGTAAGGGTTCCAGCGTCTGTGATGCTGATTGTTGAACCACCTGCAGTAGCCGAAACTTGCAAAACGCCGGTTGACGCCGTGTATGTAATAACGTAATAGGTTGTACCTTCGGTAATGCCTGCTGGCAAAGTTCCCGTACCAGTTTCGCCCGTTTCAACATTTATAATGGTAAACTCGACCGGATCGCCTACCCGGAAGTTTAAAAAAGTTTGGACCGTAATTTCATCGTCGGCCACAGTAACGTTTGAATCTACAAACGTGCCGGTTGTTCCGGCTGGCTTGTAGTAGAGCGCACCTGAGGTGCCGGATAGGACGGTGTTTGCCATGGGGCGTACCAAGGAATGCAGTTTCTGCGGGCACTGCCCGGCTTATTACAGATTAGCGAAAATATTTAAAAGAGAACAGTCGCCTTATAGCCCGTATCAATACGACCTACAAAATGCGGTGCTTCGTCAGTTACAGAAAATGTAGGGCCGTTAATCTGTCCCAGTCTTACAAATACACCGGAATCAGTCTTTGGGGTGTCGTTTAGGGTTTCTAAAACGTTAACGGCTGCTGTAATTAATTCTTGATTACGGGCAGGACCACGGCCTTTTTCTGTAAAAACTCGGATTACTAGTGCCCCACGGGCGTCATCAAGGCTAGAAGTCAGGGTGGGTTCGTTCGTAAGCCCGAAAGTTATGTTAACTCTGACATACTCAGTAGTAGTGTTAGGCGGTACAGCTGTGATGTTGTCAAAGTAGACCGGAACAGCTTCTGCAGTGATGATCAAAGTGTCTTCATCTTGTTGTGTAACAATGTTGTCACCGTTTTGAGTAACTAGGAATTCAGAATCTGGCGAAAGCGCACTAAACGCATTCAGCAGCGGAGTTTCCATTGATGCCCGAATTGCTTGGTAGTCCATTAGCTAAACAAGTCGTCAATTTCAATTCTTACTGCTCGGTCCAGTCTTCCGCCTTCAATGTAAGATGCAAGCCAGTCAAGGTCCGCAGTTGCAGAAGATTCTCTGTCTTCTACACCGCCAATAAGACCACGAAAAGATGGTTGATCTCTACCGCCGTCACCTTCACGGAATTTTTTACGCCCAAGCTTAGTTTCCGGCAACGGTGTAGGGCGTATAAATGCGCTTTCTACTAAATCTGTAGCTTCGGCTGTGTATTCAGAGAAATTAGAAATAGTGGTAACAGCCCTATCTTTAAGCGGTAAAGACCCCTTAAGGTTTTGACGGCCCGTTAAAAGACCAGCAGGTAACTTAATCGGCCTTGGCTCTCCAGGTTGACCGTCACCCTTGTAAACACGGCCATCTGGAGTTTCAATTTGCCATGAATTTGAAAATTTACCAGTCCAGCTTGGTCCTTCCTGCTGTAATTCTGAAATTGTGCGCTTTGCTGCTCTAGTCGGGCCAGACACTGTGAGCGACGAAAAAACTCT